TCAACCGATCAAAGCGGAAAGACCTTCTACTGGAGTGGATTCAGTTACGACCTTTACGCGGCTGCTGCTGACATCTGGCGGATGAAAGCGTCTCACGTGGCAGGGCTGGTTGACTTCTCGACAGACGGGCACTCGATCAAGCGGAGTCAGCAGGCGCAACAATACCTGAACATGTCGCAATATTACCAGAGCCGCAGCGCAAGCGAGGGAGTCGTGACCGCAAAGATTGTGAGGGATGATCTATGAGTATTGGCTTGACCGCGCGGGAACTCGCGCAAATGCAGGCGGATATTTTAGACCTGCTGCCTGATACATGCGATATTCTAAGCGTAGCTTATACCGCCGACAGCGAAGGTGGATTTACTGAAGCATGGGGCACAGCAACGGCTGGCGTACATTGCCGGATTGACTACCGCTCCGGACGCGAAACAATGACCGGCGGTGCGATTCAGTCTTACAGCAAGGCGGTTGTCAGCCTGCCCTACACCACCGCGATCACGACCAAACACAGGGTCAAGCTCGATGATTTCGTTTGGGCTGTGTTGAGCGTCAACGAAGGGCAGAGTTGGGACGTGGTAAGACGTGCTGAATTGGAGCGTGTCGAATGAGCATAAGCGTTAGTGTTGATACAAGTAAGTTAAATGAGTTGCTTGCCAAAGTGCCTGGAAATAAACAAAAGGCTGTCCGCTCCGCTGCTTATTACATTCTGGGTGAATCGCAGAAATCTAACGCGTACAAAAATCGAACCGGTTACTTGCGTGGTAGTGGAAGGGTGAATGAATCCTACGGTGATTTTGTGAATGTCGAATACACCGCTGAATATGCCGCTTACGTTGAAATGGGCACGCGCAAAATGGGAGCGAGACCATACCTGAAGCCTGCGGTTGAAAAAGGGTCGGATCGCCTTGTGCAATTACTGAAAGAGGGGCTGTTGAAATGACATCACCTTACAACGCGCTCAACGCGGCACTTTACACGAAATTATCAGGTGGCACGGCTCTCACAGGCGCACTCGGCGGAACGTGCATTTATCACGGGGTTGCGCCGGAAGGTAGAGCCTTGCCTTACGTGGTTTGGAGTTACGCGGCTGGCGGCGCTGACAATTTCACACCGCGTGAGAGCGTACAGCAGGTTGTTTACGTCAGGGCTTATGCAGACACCGCGAAGAAAGCGGCAACAATTGACGCGCATATCAACAACCTGCTATCAGGGACTTTATCCGTGGCCGGCTGGAATAACTTTTGGCTGGCGCGTGAAGAAGATTTTTTACTGCCCGAAATTGACGAGGCAGGAAAGCATACGTGGGCTTGCGGTGCTTATTACCGCGTGCGCATGGATAAATCATAAAAGCTATAGGAGAACAAAATGGCTGAAATTACTGGAAAAAACTTAGTTGCAACTTGGGCATATAGCGGTGGCACAGTGGATCTGAATACTGACTTCCGCACGCTCTCCATCAATCCGAACATCGACCTGGCTGAAACAACTGCCGGCGCTGATACCGACAAGACCTACATTGCGACAATCAAGGATGCAACGATCGAATGGTCAGGCTTGTACCAGTCGGCAGGCACGGCTCTCGTTAGTGCGCTTGAAGCCGGAACAGGCGGTACATTGATCATTTCGCCTGAGGGCACAACAACTGGAAAGAGCAAAGAGTCGTACCCTGCAATTGCAATGGGCGCGAAAATGAACATCCCCTACAACGAGGTTGTTGAGATCAGCTGCACGTTCCAGAAGAACGGCGCGAAGGCAGACGGGAAATGGTAACCCTCTCTGACGGGCGTACTGTCGATTACGACTGGACGAAGACTACCCAGCGGGAATATCTAAAGCTCTTCGACAGAACTCTTGACGCGAATGAAGTCGCTTACAACCTTATGGCGAAAGTCACAGGGATGAGCGTTGATGATCTGTTAGACCTCAACCCGATTGATTTCAAACACATTGAAGCGGGCATGATTGATTCTTACAAAGAGCGGACAGACTTCAGTAACGTAAAAAACTAAGCGGGCGCGTCTATATGGCAATTGTCGCAAAGCAGGGAATGCCGTGGGAATTTTGGCGGTGGGAACTTGTGAAAGAGACAGGGTGGACGTTGGACTATGTAGACGCGCTCTCGGTCGCGGATTGGACCGAATGGTTGCAAGTGAGAGACGGCTTGGGTAAAGCGAGAAAGACGCTGGTGAAATAATATGGCAATACGAATCGCGAGTCTTTTCGCAAGTATTGGAGCAGACACTTCCGGACTTGAGAGGGGTCTCTCAAGCGCACGCGGAGGTATGAACGATTTAGCGGGTTCGATGAAGGCATCAGGCGGCGGTGTTGATCTGCTCATGATTAGCATGAACCAGGCATTTGAGTTAGCGGGAAAGCTGGCAGAGGGAATTAAGAAAGTTTATGACACCGCAAGAGAAGGCGCGGAACTCGAATATGCCCGACAGAGGTTTGACAACCTGAGCGAGTCAATTGGTACAACGTCAAGATTGCTTCTCGGCGATATGCGGGTCGCGACCAAAGGAACAATATCAGATTTTGAGTTGATGGGTTCAGCAAGTGACCTTATGGCGTTGGGGTTAGCAAAATCCCACGATGAGGTGATCAGGCTAACAACTGTGTCCGGCGCGTTGGGTATGAATATGAATCAGTTGGTTCTGGCTCTCACAAACCAAAGCACAATGCGCTTTGACCAATTAGGAATTAGTGTTGATGGGTTTGACGCAAAGGTAAAGAAACTTGAAGCAACCGGCTTGAGTGCGGGTGACGCCTTCAAGGAAGCCTTTATTACGCAAGCAGAAGAGGCTCTCTTTTTACAAGGCTCAATGGCTGACATGACCATTGGCGACTTTACGCGGATGGAGTCATCTTTCAAAAACTTCTCGGACGCATACATGGAAGGTGTCTCAAGAAACCTTGCTCCAGCAACAAAAGAATTGTCGAGTTTGTTTTCCGTATTCGCTGACAGGTTCAATGCAAACAACCAGTTTGATGCGATAGTTAACAAACTTGAAGCTGCGGGTATCGCCACAGACCAATTCAAAAGTAGGTTCAAAGATACAAAGAACTTCGCGGGTTGGATTACAGACACGGAAGCATTTAACCAGTTATTAGGCGATATGGAAAGCCAGCTTGTTTCTGCTTCAAATGGCACACAAGATTGGGCTGATGCAAACGACCGTGTTTATGAGTCAATGAACAATGTCAGCGAGGCAACTGATTATATTGGAACGAGCGTGCCCGAAGCGATGCAACTTGCCGGTGCTGCGGTTGATGATTTGACAAGCAAGTTAGCCGATGCTGAACTCAACCTATCAGTGGCGGTACAAACATTCCATCAAAGCGTTGGCGATAATCTGGTCGAAGGGCTGCGTGATGCGGGTCTAAAAGGCGACGACCTGATCAGCCGTCTGGAAATACTTGATGGGTTGATGGGTACGAATTACACGCTTGAGTACAAGATTGAACTTGCGACTGGCGATCTGCTGGATCAACTCATCAATGATCCCGATGGTTTCGCAGAGGCGCTTGCTGTCTTTGACGAAGAATACACCTTCCAGATTACGGGCATTGCCGAAGCGCAAGCGGAGGTAGACACTTTGCAGGGCGCGCTTGATGACCTTGAAAAGGAGTATAACGTCTTGGTCAACATTCATACTCGTGGGTCGATTCCCAGTTTTGGCGGTGGCGGCGGTAGTAACCTACCACAATTTGCTCACGCAATGGGCGGTTACGAGTTAGCCGGTCAACCTTACATCGTTGGCGAAGCGGGTCCAGAATTGTTTATCCCTGATACGAATGGTAGAGTCTATTCTAACGCGTCAAGCAGTGCAATGATGGGCGGAGGCAATGGCGATCTGTTAGCGGCACTCGGAAGGTTGCCTACCGCGTCTGATATTGCAATGGCAGTCAGGGACGCGTTGTTGATGGTGGGCGCATAATGAAATACGACGCGATAGCCTGCGAGTTTTACCTGAATGGCGGGTGGGTTGATCTGAACGCGTACCGACTTCAAGCGGCTGGTATCACTGGTTCGATGGGAATACGAAGCTCGAATCCAATTGACAGAGTCGCTTCAACCGGACAATTGACGCTTGTACTGCATAACGTGAATAATCTCTTTACTCCAGGTCACGCGAATTGTATGTCGGGATTCCAGTCGGGGATGAAATTCCGGCTGCGGTTGACCTACGAGGGGCGGACTCGCACCCGCTTTTATGGCGTTGTGCCG